TAGATAATCAAATAGAAGATTTGGTGGAGAATGGGGAACTGAGTTTAAGTGATTATAGAAAAATGATAATTGCTTTGGTTATTTATTTATCTTATTTAGTTGCATTTATTGTTCTATCAAGAGTAATATGAAAAAACAGTTTTTATTTCTTTTATTTTTAATACCTTTATTAATATATGGGCAATGTGATGAGAAAAGACTTTGTCTTCAAAATTCATACAAAGCTTATATAGGGGTAAGAGAAGAAACTGGACATAATGATGGGAGTTTAATAGAACTTTTTATTGAGAATGCTGGTTTTGCTAGAAATTCCCAAATTCCATGGTGTGCTGCTATGGTGAATACAGTTTTATTAAATTGTGATATTAATTTAAATTTAAAAGCCCCTGCTTATGTTCCTTCTTATTTTACTGAAAAAACATTGATTTATGAAAGAGGTAAAATAAATAAAAGACCGCCTTTACCAGGAGATGTGATTGGAATTTGGTTTGAATCTAAACAAAGATTAGCTCATATAGGATTTTGGGATAGTCAAGATGGAGATATGGTGATTACAGTTGAGGGAAATACTAATGAAGCTGGTTCAAGAGAAGGAGATGGAGTTTATAGAAAAAGGAGAATAGAAAGACAAATTCATTCAATAGCAACTGTTTTATAATTATGGAAGGCTTTCTTACAGAAATTCTTGTTGGAATTATTTTACTGATAGTTAGTGGACTTGGTACTAAATATTTGAGTAAAATAAGTAAAAATGTTACTTTTGCTTTAACTAAAATTAATGAGCTAGTTAATAAAACAGATTCAATAGAAAAGAAAGTAGTTGAACATCAAGAAATTATTGAAGGTATTGTTAGAACTAAATCTACTAAAGATGCTATTGATGAAATAGTTAGAGATGCCTATTTTTATGTTCATGAAGATATTAAAACTACTCAATTAGTTTTTCTATTAGGAGAAATAGCTAAAGATTGTGCTGATTGGTATCATTCAATAAATTTTGATACTATAACTTGTAAAGAAATTACAGTCAAATATGAAGATTGTAGTTCACAATTTAGACATCAACTCAAATATTATCCAGTTGAGTTTAGAGAAGCTGTAGCTAGCAAAATGGTTGTAAGAGCTAAAGCTCATACAGGTTTGATAATTCAAATTACTAAGGATGAAGTAATGAATAATAAATATCAAAGATTTAAAATAGCTACTGAGTTAGTTTTACATGATATGATTGGAATAGTAATCAAAGCTCAAGATTTACTTAAAAAATAAATTGGGATATGTTTCAAAACATTGTAAAAAAAATTAAAGATTTTATTTTAGGGGAGGAGACTGAAACTAAAATAGCTAATTATCTACAATTAGATAGTAGATTAGATGAATTAAAACAACAACTGTTAGATAAAATTAGTTTAAAAGATGTTACTACAGATGTTTATAATAAACAATTAGCTAGTTTAGAAAAAGCAGAAGATAATGATTTTTTAATTAATAAAATCAATATTAAATTTAATGACTTTATTTCTCAATATTTAATTGATGTTGGGGAAATTAAAAAAGAGTGGGATATAATTAAAGCTAAACAATTAAGTCTTATTAAGGATGAAAATTTTAAAAATCTAATAATTAAGGCTAAGAAAGTAGCTGCAATTGAAGAAAAAGAAAAAGATTTTGTTTATAAAAAATATATGAAGGATAGTTTGGGTAGAAAAAGAAACACCATGCCCCAATTATCTAAAGATAATTTTCAGGATTTTCTTGACCATTTTGATGATAAGGTAGCTGTTAAGGAAATTGAAACAAGATTAAAAGATTTAAAACCTGCTCAGGGAGAATTGGATGAAGATAAGGTTTTAGATTTTTATAAAAATGGGACCTTAAAAAATAAATTTATTGTATCTCAAGATGGTTACTTAATGGATGGTCACCATAATTGGGCAGCTAGATTGGAAGAAGATGAAGACCAGTTAGCTGGTGTTTATTTAATAGGTTTGCCTATTAAGGAGCTTTTAAGAAGAGCAAATATAATGAAAATTACTTCAAAAGAAGCTTTAAATGGTGATAAAATAGATATAACTAAAGCTTTAATCACTTTAAGTAAAGCTTATGAAATTGGAAAAATTGATAAAAAAGAAATGGAAAGAATTAAAACTTATTTAGAAAAAGGGCTTTATGTTAATAATGCTCCTAATAGGAAAAAAGGTATTGTTGGGCAAGAATATGATGGAAAGAAAAAAGAACTTGTTGATTCTTTAGATGTTGATAATCAACAAGTTAAATATAATGGTAAAACAATGCATATTAACACATTTAAAAATCAATATGGTCATTTAATTGATTATATTATTTTTAAGAGTAAATTTTATAATAAGAGGTTTCTAGTTAATACTAGTGGTGAAATTTACCAATATTTAAAAGAAAATAAGAAACCAAAGAGAGTTAAAGGTGGTATTATGACAAATGATTTTGAGCCTGTAAGAATTCAGTTAAGTGAAATAGCTTTGGCTGAAGAAAAAAAGGCTAAAGATAAACATGATAATTTTACCACCTATGAGTCAGATTTAGAAAAAATGAGTGAATATGAACCAGATTAAAGAAGAACCTTGGAAATTTTGGTTGCCTATCAGTAAAATAGAAAAGGGGCAGAAAAATGGTAAGGAAACCTTAAGAATAGGTGGGGTTGCTTCTACTATGGATAAAGATACTGATGGCCAAATTTTAGACCCTAATGGGTTTGAATTAGATTATTTAACTAAATATGGTTTCTTTAATTGGCACCATCAGTCTAAAACTTCTCCAGGAGCTATTGTTGGAGAACCTGATAAAGCTATAGTTAAAGGAAATAAATTATATGTTGAAGGAGAACTTTATCCAGAATTAGATTTAGCTAGAAATATTTATGATTTAGCTCAACTTTTAAAGGCTAGAAATTCTACACGAAGATTAGGTTTTTCAGTAGAAGGTAAAACTTTATTAACTGATTCCCTTAACAAGGACTATATTAAAAAAGCCAGAATTACTGGTATAGCTATAACTCCAATGCCTAAAAATTCATTTACTTGGCTTGATATTGTTAAAGGACAATATGATGCTGAAATTCAAACTAAGTATGATGAAGAAGAAGATGGAGCCATTACCAATTTAAAAGCTAATGGAGGAGAAGTTAATATCATTGATATTTTAAAACCCAATGGTGATAGAGTTGTAGTAGATACTAACTTTAATATCAAAATTATTAGTAAATCTTTAACAACGGATACTGGTAGAGCTTTAATAAGAGAAGATGTTGAAGGTAAAACTAAACATTTACAAAAAGCCCTTTTAACCATTTATGGGGCTTACAGTATGGGAAAAATTGATGAAAAAGAAATAGAACGCGTCAAAAGGCTTTTAAGAAATTAGAATATTTACTAAAGGTATTTAGATTTGTTCTCTCCTGGAAAATATCATAATTTTATAACTAATAAAAACATTTCACCATGTCTCAAGAAAATAATACAGTTTTGACTGTGGAAATCACTGATGAAAATATCAGAAAAGCTTATGAAACTTTAGGGATACCACTGGCTTCTGAAGAAAATGAAGAAGAAGAGGTAATTGTTAAGGCGGAAAAAGATGATTTAGAAGATACTAAAAAAGACAAAGCCGAAAAACTCAAGAAACAAATTGAGGGAGAAGGTGCTGTCAAAGATAAAACCCCTGATGCTTCTCATGAAGATGATGAAGATAATGATGAAATAAAAGGGGAAAAAGAAACTAATTCTAAATCAGCTAAAAAGGAAAAAGATGAAGAAGAAGAGCCCGAAAACAAGTCTGCTAAATCTAAGCAACCCGATAAAAAAATCGAAAAAGCATCAGCCGAATCCCAAGAAGAAGATAAAGACGAAAAGAAAGAAATAAAGAAGGCTGAAGATGGGATGATTTTAGCTAAGGAGGTTAATATTGATGGAGATTTGTTAATTAAGGGTGAAAATTTAATTGACATAATTAAAGCTGAAACAAATAAAATAGCTGAAAAATTAAATGCTGTTGGACTTTTGGAAAAAGCTTTAAGTGATGCTTTAACTACTAAATTTATTTCTATTCAGGAGTTGGTAAATGATATTCAAAAGGCAGTTGATGACCATTTTAATTCAGTTGAAGAAAGGTTAGAAGCCATTGAAAATACTCCTATTCCCAGAAAATCTGTTACTAGACAAGGTGATATTTTGACTAAGGGAGAAGATAATGAATTAGGTGATGAAGGTGGTATTCAAACCTTATCCATTACTAGAGATAAAAAACAAGTTACTGATATTTTAAAAGCTAAATCAGGTATTGATGGTGGTACTCCAAATGAGACCTTTATGAATGCTTTATTAGGTTTTGAAGCTTCTGGTACTATTACTTCAGATATCAGGAAACGTTTATTATCAGAAAACAAAGTTAACTTAATAAATTAACATATATTTTTAAGTTTAAAAATTGGAATTTTTGTAAATTGGGCACTAGAATCGGTAGAGACTTTTTTTTAATTAACTAAAAATTTTTAAACTTTTTGACATGACAGACCTTGAAAAACTATCAGTAGGCTTAGATGCTTACGCAGTTAATGGGGCCGATGAAATGTCTTCTACTGATTTGCAGGAATTGCAAAAAGCCTTAGAGGCTGGTGCGATAACTGGTAGGGAAACCGCAGACCTTACGACTGCAAGTGGTGCTCCTTTAAAGGTGGAATCTTTGGAGAATACTTTGAAGATTATCACTTTTAAAGAAAGTGACATTGTTTTTTGGAAGACTATTCCCAAGCTCCCCGCTTACAATACGGTTGAAGAATACAACCAGTTAGTAAGTTACGGTACAGACCGTGGTGGCTTCACCAATGAAGGTGAATTGCCCGAAGAAGAAGACAGTACCTACGTCCGTAGGGCACAGTTAGTCAAATTTATGGGTGTAACCAAATCAGTGACCCACGCTATGCAGTTGGTTACTACTCATATTGGTAATGTAATCCAAAGGGAAGTTACCAATGGTACATTATGGATTTTAAGGAAGGTTGATACCGCCTTAACTTCTGCTAACTCAGATATAGTGCCCCAGGAATTCAATGGCCTTTATAAACAGCATTTTGATGGCTTCGGAGGTACCTTAAATGATTATCATAACTCGGAAGTTGTGGTGAACTTGAGAGGTAAAAGGCTTAACGAAGGAGCTATTGAAGATGCTGCTTTAGGCATTATTGAGAACTATGGTTACGGTGATTTGCTTATGGCACCACCGGTTGTTCTTTCAGATTTTGTGAAAGAGTTCCATGAAAGTAAATTAATTCAACCCAATACAGCTGCTGTTACTGCAGGTGTTATGGGCCAGGTTGTTAAGCAGTTTGCTTCTCAGTTTGGAATGATTGAATTAGGTTGGGACCGTTTCATGAAAGCTGCTCCCCCGAGGAAAATTAGTTCAGGTGCTACGCACCCGAAAGCTCCAAATGCTGTTACTCCTGATGGTGTTACTCCGCAGGCTGCTGTAACAGATACCTTGAATGACTTCTTAACAGACTATGCTGGTGATTACTGGTATGCAGTTGCTGCAGTAAACAGGTATGGTGAATCTGATTTAGTGGCATTAAGTGCTAACAAACTTACTATTGCTGCTACTGAAGCTGCTAATTTGAAATTTGCTGATGGTGGTGGTACTTATCCAGCTACGGGTTATGTTATTTACCGGACAGAAAAGAACCCGGCTGCTGCTCAGGCTGCTACCTATTTCTATCCAATTATTTTTGTTTCTACTGCTGAATTAGCAGCTGGCTATGATGGCGGTGCTGCAGGCATTATCAGAGACAGGAATAAAACCATTCCTAATACTAACAGTGCTCTCTTAATTGAGAATAGCATTGAGATTTATTCATTCAAACAGTTAGCCCCATTGATGAAAATGGATTTGGCTATTCTGAGCCCTGCAATTCGTTTTATGATATTGCTTTATGGTACTCCCCAGTTATATGCACCTAAGAAAATGGTGAAATTCAAGAATATTGGTAGGAGTGCTTAATTTCCCCTGGCCTAACGAGACTGGAACCGAGAGGTTCCAGTCTCAATTTTTGTAAAATTTAAAAATTAAGAAAATGTCATTAGTAAAAATTCACACAGCTAATAAATCTAGGGTTAATAGTTCTGTTGATTTTACATTTGTTGTTATTCCTTTTGATAAGGATTGTATTGGAATTGTAGATGCTGAATTTCTACAACAACTCATGGCAAAAGATGCTTCTATAACTTTGCTTGAAGAAGTAAAAGAAGAAACAAAAGAAAAGGACAAGAAACCTGTTGTTACTGGGAAAGTAGATGGACCTGAAATAACAGAAAATATTGAAGGTGAATCACTTGAAGAAGAGAAGGAAGAAAAACCAACTACTTCTATTGTTGAAGAACCAAAAGATGTTCCTAAACCACCAAAGCCAGAAGGAGAAGAAGAAACAAAACCTAAAAATGTTTCTACTGCTGAACAAGCAGAAAATTTTGATTTAGCTAAAAAATTAACTCAAATGACTAAAGATGAGTTAATAGCAATGGCTAAAGAAGCTCAATTGCCAGAAGAAGAATGGAAGAATCTTAATAAAATCCCCCTTATTAAATATATTATAGCAAAATCTAAATAATGGGTTCTTTAGTTTTCAATATTAGTTACAAAAAAAATTCAGGCTTAATTCTGTCTGCTGCTGAGTTATTAGAACTGTATTTTTTTGGCATTAATATTAATGACAAAAATGGGGGAGAAATTTCTGCAGATACTATTGATTCTTTTATAGCTGCAGCTCAAGATGAAATTGAGAAATATCTTAATATCAAATTCCAAAAACAAATTATCCAAGAAGATAGAGACTTCTTTATGGATGATTTTAAAGCTTGGGGTTATATAAGAGTTAGTTATCCTGCTGTTAAAGCTTTTGCTTTAAATGGTTATATAAACACTGTTAGACAAATTCAATATCCCCCTGAGTGGATTTCCACTAGAAAAACTTCAGACAATTTCCATTATTTTAGACATATCTATCTTATTCCCCAGCAAACTTTACAAGGTCAAGTTAATTCAGTTATTTATTCAGGAGTTACTCCACATTTAGGTTTTTTAGGACAGACTACCATTCCTAATTATTGGAGTATAACTTATTGTACTGGGTTTGATAAAGTACCTTATGATTTGATGAATTTTATAGGTAAATTAGCTGCTATTAATTTATTTCATATTGCTGGTGATTTAATTTTAGGAGCTGGTATTGCTTCACAAAGTTTGGGAATTGATGGATTAAGCCAATCTATTAGTACCACTTCAAGTGCTACTAATGCTGGTTATGGAGCTAGAATTACTGGGTATTGGGAAGATTTAAAAAAGAGTTTACCAAGACTTTATAATACTTATAAGGGTTTTACAGTAACAAGTTTATAAACAATTAAATAATTTTCTGCTATGTCTAAAGGAAACACATTTGAAAATGAATTATTACTGCATATTTTTCAAAATGCAGCTATAGCTAATATTGGAGATGCTAGTGGTTTACAACCTTCAGCTTCTGCTGGTAGTTTATATGTTGCTTTACATACTGCTAATCCAGATGAAACAGGTAACCAAGAAACAAGTGAAGCTACTTATACAGGTTATGCTAGAGTTGCTGTAGCAAGAACTTCTGGTGGTTGGACAGTTGCTGGTAATAATTGTTCTAATACAGCAGCAGTTACATTTGGTCAATGTACAGCAGGTTCTAATACCATTACTCATTTTTCTGTAGGTACAGATAGTACTGGTACTGGAAAGATTTTATATTATGGAGCTTTAACTGCTCAGTTAGCTGTTTCTGCTGGTATTACTCCTGAGTTTGCAGCTGGTGACTTAGATGTCAATGAAGATTAAAATTAGAAAACCAAGTAGTTGTTGGTGGATTAAATATGGCAAATGGTGGATGATACAGTGGCAATGGGCTAGATGGGTTTCTTTTGGTATTCATATTGAAACTAGTAGACTATATACGGGCCAGGGTAAAATTCCTTATGGCCCGTATTTAGACTTGCACATATTTAATTTTATTTTTAGTATTGGCTATCATCCTTATAATAGCTTAGCAGGAAGTGATAATATACCTGGTGTAGAAAAAAAATAATAGGATTCCTAAAGTACTTCATTAATGGCAACTGTAACTAAAACATTTACCTTTGATACTTCTCTTGAGAATTGGGCAGGTACTTCAGGGTCAGGTGCAATTACTACATTTACAAGAAATACTACTGATGGGAGCCCTGGTACAGGTTGTTTAAGTGCAAGATTATCAGGTAAAAACCAAAACCCTTCACTTTCTTACTGGAAATGGATAGGAACTTTAGAATCTTTAGGAGTCCCTACAGGTGCAACTGTAACTAAAATAGGTGTTTCTCCAAATAATGATTATAATTGGAGATGTAGTGAATATAACACTGGTACAGGTATAAATGCAGTTGGACCTTTTGAATTATATGATAATACCCCTTCTTTATTAGGAACTTTTTCTGCAGCACAAGGTTCAGTAACAGGAACAACTTCGTGGGCAACTGTAAATGGTGCTGAAATAGGCTCTTTAAATTTAGCTTCATCTGCCACAATCCAATTATGGGTTAGTTTAGCTTTAAGAACAGGTAATTCAAATACAGCTGCAGTTACTTTATTAGTAGACCAAGTTGTTATTGAGATTGAATATAGTTTAGCAGTATCTCAAATTTCTGGTACAGCAAATGGAGCTTCTACAGATTCAGGTATTTTAAAAGGTAAAGGCAAGCTTTATGGAGCTTCTAGTGTTGCTATAACTACTTCAGGTATTTTAAAAGCTAAAGGGGAATTAGCAGGTACTTCTAATGGTGTAGCTACTGTTACAGGAACAGCTCATGCTGATGCTTTAATCCAAGGTACTAGTGATGGTGTTGCCACTACTCAAGGTATTCTTAAAGGAAAAGGTGAGTTAGTTGGTACTTCAGATAATCTAGCTACTACTTCAGGTATTTTAAGTGCTACTGTTCCTATTCAAGGTGTTTCTGATGGTTTAGCTACTATTGAAGGTACTTTAAGAGCACTTGGGTCAGGAGTTTTACAAGGTACTTCAGATGGTTTATCTACTATTTCTGGTTCTTTAAAAGGAAAAGGTAATTTAATTGGAACAAGTGATAGTATTAGTAGTAGTGAAGCTATTTTGCAAGGGAAAGCTAAAATATTTGCTTTCTTATTTTGTAGTGCTACAGTTGAAGGTATTTTAGGAGGTAAAGGCAAATTAAGTGGAATTAGTTATGGTACTTCTTCAGCTTCTGCTGCTCCTACTTATGAAGGTAGAATAACTGGAATTGCTGAAGGTTTAGCCATAGTTACAGGTTATTTAAAACAAGTTGAATCTAAATATGCAGTTAAAAAGATGAAAAGTCCAGCACCAAATTTAAATCAGCAGGCAAAAGTAGACTTTAGGAAATCTGATTTTGAAGCTGCTATATGGAATAAAGGTTATGATGTAATAATTGAGAAAGCTTTAAAATGTCCTTGTAAATCTGAAGGTGGAGGCACAAATACTAGTTGTCAAAATTGTGGTGGAACAGGTTGGTTTTTTATTAATCCTTTTTCAACAAGAGCTCTTATTCATTCAATTAATTTATCTACTGAATATAGGGCTTGGACAGAAGAAAATTTAGGAACTGTTTCTGTTACAGTTAGAGATATTGATTCTATTTCTTATATGGATAGAATTACTTTATTAGATACTGAATCTTCTTATTCTGAAACTTTACATCCTAGAATTTATAATGGTAACTTATTTGCCTTTACTACCTATGGAGTTGTTAAAAGAATTTTGAATATTTATAGATATATTGCAGATAATGCTTTATTAGAGAAGGTTCCTGAAACTAATTATCAATTAGTTGATGAAAATAAAATTATTTTTGATAATAGTTATTTAGGTGTTCCACATTTAACATTTACTGTTAGATATATTCACGCTTTACAATTTCATGTTTTAGATTTACCAAGAGAAGTTATGGTAACTAATATAACTAACATAATTTCAGGTAAAGAAGAAATTACTCAAATGCCTATACATGCAATTGCTAGAAGAGCACATTATGTTTTAGATAGGCAAAATTTTGATAAAAATTATATTTTTGATAATTCTACTGTTTTATAATGGAACCAATTAAAATAGATTTTTCTCAAGTAGCAGATGAGTTTAATTTAGACAAAAATACTGTTAAAGATTTAATAGATTTTGTTATTAAAAAACTTACAGCTAGAGTTGCTTATAATTGGGAAACTTTAGCTAGACACACTTTACATGCTACTAGATGGGAATATATTAAAAGTTTGAAGGTTGGAGATATGGGTCCTGGGACAGGTTATGTTAAATTAATAGGTATTTTACCTAATATGATTGAACAGGGAGCAAGTCCTTTTGATATGAAAATTGGTTTTAGTAGAAGTAAAAAAGCTAAAATTAAAGTTAATGGAGAAGGATGGTATTTAACTATCCCTTTTAGGTGGGCTACTCCAGGAGCATTAGCTGAAAGTGAAGTTTTTACAGGTAAAATGCCTGATGAAATATATCAAATTGTTAAATCTAAACCTGCAGGAAAAGGGTTAAAAGTTTTTGATTTACCAGAAGAATTTAGGGTAAGAAGAACTAGAGAAATGGTTGTTACTAAAAGTAGTTCATTTGAAGCCTATCAACATAAATCTCCTTTAGCAGCTGGTTTAGTTAGATTGCCTAACATTAACCCAAATGTAAATCAAAGTACTTATATGACTTTTAGAAGGGTAAGTGATTTATCAGACCCTGATGCTTTTATTCATAGTGGAATTATAGCTAGAAACTTATCTCAAAAGGCTTTAGAAACAACTAATGTTCCTTTTGAAGTTCAGAAAAGTACAGATAAATTTTTGCATGGACTGGGATTTTAAAATTTTGTGTTATGATAATTATACCTGAAATTGTTTTATTTAAAATTGTTAATGGTCTTATTTTACACATTAGCAAAGATTTTGAAGCCCAAACTGATGAGACTCAATCTCTTCTTTATAGATTACTTCATGGTAATTCTGTTGAAAAATTTGATTATTATACTCAAGGAAAAGATTTATTTTTAAGAGGGGTAGACCATCCTAGAAAGATTGCTGTTAGACAATTTTTTGATATTTCTAGAGCTGACTTACCTACTGTTCATATTACTTTACCAGGAGAAAATGCTGCTTTTGATGGTATTGGGGTTGACCAAGGATTAAATGAACCTATTTTTGATGATGCTAATTTAAGATTTACACCAGTTTATAATAGAAATTTTGAAGCTCAATATAGTATCATTTTTACTTCAGATAACACTTTTGAAGTTTTATTAATGTATAATACTATAAGGTCTTTAATGATTTCTATTTTTGATAGTGTTCAAATTTTAGGTTTAATGAATCCTAGATTGGGTGGACAAGATTTGCAAATTAATTCTGAACTAATTCCAAAACATATTTTTATAAGAGCTTTAACTTTGAGTTCTAATTATGATGTTGCTGTACCTAGATTTTTTGATGAACAAATGATTCAAAGTATTATTTTTACAGGAACTCCTATTATAGAGTAATTAAATTCTTAAATTTTTTAATAAAAGCCAAGTAGTTTTGTTTTTTTAAAAAAAATTATTAAATTTATAAAAAATTAAAAAATATGAGTGACGAAGCAAAAAAGGAGAAGAAGACTTCTTCTGACCCAATAAAAGTGTCTGGAGTTACTTTTCTTTCTTTAAAAAATATTAGTCCCAGATATAATCTTCATATTGTTAAAAAATATGGAAATGAAAAAAAGACTGAAGCTGAATGGACTAAACTTTTAACTAAAGATGGTTTGATTAAATAATAATAATCTCAATACCTTATGGCTACACAATTTGTTTTTGGAGATAAAGTTATAACTGAACCTGGAGTTTATTCTCAAATTAAATCAGGTATCAACAATCCCCCATTAAACCTTTCTTATGGAAATGTTTTAATTATTGATACAGGAGCTGGTGCAGGATATGGTGCGGGCCCTGGGATTAATGGTACTTTAAAATCAGGAGCCAATGCTATTCAAGTTTGGAATAATTTAGCTGAAGCTAGAAGTGCCCTTAATGGTGGTATTTTTTGGGCTTTAACAAAATGGTTATTTCAACCTGAAGGTTATTCTATCCCTGGAATTAGTAATCTTATTTTTGTTAAGGCTGCAACTACAGTACCCGCTGAAATGACTTTTGCTCCTACAGGTGGTGGTGCTGCAGGTGGTACTTTAGTCATTCAGGTTAATGATGAAGGTGTGATAGGTAATGGTAGTGAAAATACTGAAGATATGCTAACCAAAGGTTATGCATTTGTAATGAAAGCTGGTAGACAAGCAAATCATTATGTTTTAGAATTTTGGAGAGGAACTTTTAAAGGTTTAGACACCAATGATAATTTACCTTGGGATTTTGTTGCTGCAGATGATACTACTCCGGAATTAATTCTTGTTAGTGGGGAGTTTGATAACATTGAAGACATTTATAATTGGTGTCTTAATAATGGTAAATTCTTAAAATGGTTTACTATTAAAACTTATTCTAAAACTGGTACTGGTGCTATTACCGCTGCTGATTTAACTACTTATTCAGGTAACAATTTAGCTGTAGGTGGAACAGAAACCTATGGTGATTTAGATGATGTTTTAGATGTTATCACTGATTTAGATTATACTTTTATTTTAGCTGATAATTGGGGTGATAATGGTAAAGATGCTGATTTATCAGCAATTCTTACTCACTTAAAAACAGAATCTAAATATGGTGAGTTTATGTTTATAGGTGGTGGAAAGGATGATACTAAATTTGGTCTTGGTGTTTCTAATGGTTCTATTGATATAGCTCAATATTGGGATGATACTTCAGTTGTTGTTGTCCATGGCGGTTTTAAGAAAATAAAACAAAATAGGACTTATAAAGAATATGATTCTATTTTTAAAGCAGCTGCTGTTTTAGGCAGAATTGCTGGTTTACAACCACAAGTCCCTGGAACTTTTAAAGGTATTGATATTGATGCTGAAATTCATAGTTTAAATAAATATGATAGGGTAGATGCTTTAAAATATGGAGTTCTTCACACTAAATTTGATACTGAATTTAACAAATTTATTATCAATCAAGCCATTAATTCAATTCAGGAAAATACTTATTTAGTTAACCCTAATGGTACTTCTCATGAAATTCAAGTTATGAGAATTGCTAATCAATTAAATAAGGAAATTGTTTATAATGCAAAGAAACAATTGCTAGGTCAAGGTAATGGTGTTAATAGAAATACCTTATCTAAGGAAGATGTTAAAAATTGGTTAGCTGGTTACTTAAATGGTAGAACAGCTACAGATACTAAGGATGATTTAATTCTTTCATTCAGAAATATTGTAGTTACTGTTAATCAAGATGCTTATGAAGTAACTTATCAATTTATCCCTAACTTCCCAGTTAATAAGCTATTCTTTACTGGATTTATGATTGACCCTAATGAATAATAATTTGATAATCTAAAAAATTTAATCATATGCCTTCTAATCAAACAATACATGCAGCTTTAGCTATAGTTAAATCTAATGGTAATACTATTGGCAAAATGAGAGGTATTACTGTTAATGAAAACTTTAATAGGGCTGAAATAAGGGGATTAGGTGAATTAACACCCCAGGAAGTACCTGCTATCAGTTGGGCTGGTACTTTAACTGCAGATTTTTATAACATTGATTTTACCAAATCTACTATCCCTAATGCTGTTAGAAGGGATGTACAAGATGTTAAATCATTTGTAGATAATGTTTTATTACAGGAAGAAGGAGTACAAGTTATTCTTTATAAAAAAGTCCCTGGAACAGTTGACCCAGAAACAGGTTTAATTACTTCAGTTGAAGATGTATATGCAGTTATTAATGGTTTATTTCTTGATACTGATAACTTCAATATTAATGAAGGTCAAGTTAGTGGTAAAAATCAATCTTTTAGGTATTTATATCCCATTATATTCCCAGCTTAAGAAGTGGAAAAATCAAAATAAACCTATACTCTCATTAAGAAAATGGTAAAGAACACTTCTTTTTAAATAGGTGTTCTTTTTTTTTGTTAAAAATAAATAATTAAAAAAAATGGAAAACAAAGAAGTTAAAAAAGAATTAAGTAGAGTTTGTAAGGTCTTTTTTCAGGACCAAACATTTGAAATTAAGTTTCCAACTAATGGACAACTCATTGATATTGAAACTATGAAAGTTACTTTATCAAATGGTCTTTATAGACAATTGGTAAGTGCTAACAATGTACCTGCTAACATAGCTTTAGATTTAGTTGATTCTATTGCTACGTTTTCTATTCTAATTCCAGCTTTAAAAACTCATCTTAAAGTGGATAATATATTGGACTTATCTCCTATTGAAACTAAGGATATGGTAAAGGCTTATAAAACTCAATATTTTCCTTGGTATTCTGAATGGATAAAGGTATTACAAAAAGATTTAGAACTTCCACAGATAGTTCAAGAAGAGAAAGAATAATGGATTGGAATGAAAATAGTCTAAAACATTTCATTTTATATTGGAACAACAATTTTCCTTTTGACTATTGGTGGAGGAAAAAATTTAATATAGCTTTTAATAGTCCCCAACATAGGGAGATGTGTTTAATAGATATTAAATTTGTTTATGATGAAGAAAAATTAATTGATTATTATTTAAAACTTAATCAAACAAGAAAGTCAGATAGGGAAAGTTTTAAGGAAACTGGTTTCTGGTTAAAGAGACCACAATATGAAATAACTGAAGAAGCTTTAGAAGAAGCTTATGATAATTTAGATTTATCTCAATTTGATAAAATTAAAACCTAATGGCTGACACTATTATATCTTTTAGAGGTGAAGATAGGGGAGCTCAGACCTTATTAGACAGATTAAGACAAAAAGCTGAAGACTTAAGTCAATCTGTTTTAAGAGGGGCTGTTGAAGAAGCTAGAGCCTTAGGTAGTGTAACCAAGTCTTTAGAAGACCAATTAAAAAATCTTGAGAGAAGAAAATCTATTGAAATTGATATTAAGAAGGCTGCTGCTGAAAGATTTAAAGCAGAAAGAATAGCTAATGCTTCTAATATAATGGAAGTTACAGCAGCTGAAACTCAATTTGAAAAGAAAATAGGGAGAATTGGTAAAGAAGAACAAGATTTTAAAACTCAAACTAAACTTTTAAAAGATATTTTAGAAGCTATTAAAGAAACTTCTAGAAAAGAAATAGCTTCAGATAGAGAAACTGTACTTAAAACTCTTGAAGCTTATGAAAGTGGTCAATTAAAGAACTTATCTTCAGAAGAAGAATTAAAACTTCAATATCAAAGAGAACTTTTAAAAAGTAGAGGTGGTGGGGAAGCTGCTGGTACAGGTGCTGGAAAAGGAGCATTTTGGGGTTCTTTATTTGGTACTGCTTTAGGTAGTAACTTAAGAGGTATTGCAGGTCATGTTTCTAGTATTTTACAGCAGCCTAATGAATTTTATATGATGGCTTCTAGTATACCTTTTGTAGGGTCTTTAATTACAAAAGGTTTAGGAGAAGCTGAAGGTTTTCAACAAGGTTTGGGTGCTATATCTCAAATGTATGGTGGTCATTGGAGGGGTTATTCACAAGGAGCTATAGATTTTTCTAGAAACTATGGGGGGACTGGTTTTGCTGCAATGGGTTATTCTTATCCCCAAATATTTGAAGATATTAATGCTTCTGCTAGAGCTTTAGGTGGTGTTTCTTTAAGAAATGCTGCAGGTTTAATGACAGGTAAACAAGCTTTTGGTTTTCAAGAAGCTGATTTATTAGAAGCACTTAGAATGCAGAGAGGAGGAACCACTGATTTATTTGGTATGATGAGTTTAGCTATTGGAGGAGGTTCTGCTGCTGGTATTTTTAAAGGAGGAAATCTAACTTTATTACCTGAATATTTTAAAGTTTTAAATGAAGTTAACAAACAACAGTTAAATGTTTTAGGAGAAATAAGTGAAGGTATTAATGTTAGTATGGTTTCTGCTATAGCTAGTTTAGATGAAGCTTTTCAAAATCCAGAAATATTAGCTCAATTAATTCCTTCTTTAGTTCAAGGTTTAAGACAAGCTTCTACTCCCCAAGTAGAGGCTTTACAATATGCTTCTTTAGCTAGATTACAACCTGGTGTTTCTTTATGGGAGATGGAAAAATTGAAATCAGCTCCATTAAGTGCTGTTGATGAAGCTACAGGTAAATCTTATTTAGAAACATTTTTACAGACTTTATTTCAAGCGAGCCCAGGTAGAGAAGCTTTCTTTTGGAATGTTAAAGGAGCTTTTGGTTTAGAACCAGCTATAGCTCAAAAATTAGCTGAAGGATTCTTAGGTGGCAATATTAATGTAGAAGAATGGACAGGTAAAATTGAAGCAAGGGGAATGAGTGAAAGTGATATGAGACAAAGAGCTATTGATGCTACTGGAGATTTAGCTGTTCAAACTGCTCAATTAACTAATACTTTTGCTGAAGAAGGAGACAAAATAATTCAAATTATGTCTTCTATGATTCCACTTATGGAATTAATTGGAGATGGTTTAGTTGCTGTAGTAGATTTTATTCTTAGGATAAGTGGTGGTTCAAATAATAGTAATTCAAATCCTTGGCCCCCACCACCATAATAATTTTTATTGTATGCCTTTAAATAAAGACTATATTGAATATACCCATGTAGACCCAGAAATAGATTCTGTGGCTGAATTTGTCGACCCTACTTCTGTTTCTATAGCTAAAAATATGTCTATTTCTGATTTTGGTAATTATAAAGGTGATACTAATAAGAGAAATATTGATAGGATTTGGGAAATTTATACTTCAAAAGAAAAAGAACAATATTTAAGTGATTACTTAAATCCAGCTTCTTGGGGTAATTTATTACTTAAAAAAAATACTGTTATTTTAATCCCTTTAAGTGATGCTTTTAGAGAAATTGTAGCTATTGCAGGTAAAAATCAAGATGTACCTGAATTAACTTATGTTTCTTTTTATAGTAAACAGTTCCGCAATTTAATCACTCATCCAGATTATAAACCTACTTTAACTTATAAAGAACATAATTTATTATATCCTGATATAACTGTTTGGATATGGTGTAGAGCTTTATCTGATAGTAATAAACCTGAAATAGATACTTCTGAAAATTGGGCTGATGAAGAAGAAGAACTAAAAGGAATTTTATTAGATATTTCTCCTTTTATTACTAATCTAAACATTTCTGTTGCTAAAGGAGGAGGTTCTTTTTCTATGATTTTAGCTCCTATTACAAGTGATAATTTGGCTAATTTGGGATATGAATATTATGATATTTTATTTTTAAATAGATTATTTGAATCTAAAGTTAGAAGAGTTAATCCCTTTTTTAATAAATATGTTAATACAAATGATTTAGTTTTTATTAGATTTGAAAATCTTAAAATAGAAAAAAGGGCTACTAGAAGAAAAGTTTTAACTACTTCAGATATTCCTAATCAGGTTTATGATATGATTGGATTGGTAGATTCTGTCAATTTATCTATTAATCCTATGTCAACTGATATGAATATTAAAATTGATGGAAGAGATTTAATGAAAATGTTAATTGAAGATGGTAGTTACTTTTACCCAATTCAATTAGCTGAAAATATGTATATTAATATTCCTGACCAAAATAAAATTGTTCAAAGATTAGTTACAAATGGTAATTATAATCATTTAATAATAGCTAGAAGGTACCAATCTATTTCTACTATTATGAAATTTATAATTAATCAATTATCTAACATGGGGGTTGTTCCAGATTCTTTATTTGTTGGTTATGCTGGTGATTTTGTTTCTTTAAATATTAAAGGGGATAGAAGAACTTATGTTTATAGATTAGATAAAACTGTTCCTAGAACTATTAGAGTTACTACTACAACAGAAGCTACTCCTATTCCAGATGATGAAAATAAAGATGAAAATCCTGACCAAATTCCAATGTTGCCTACTGAGCCAAGTACTGATAGTATAGAGGGAAAAATAATGATATATAGGGTTCCACCTGTTCCTAAAAGAGATGAAGCAGAAAAAGACCCTTTAAGACCAGAAGTTAAAACTAAAGTTACTGTTACTGATTCATATGAAGAATATTTACCTGTTACAGAACAATTAGCTAATGGATTGTGGCAAATAATAAAATTAGCTATTGATAAAAATGTTTCTTATAGAAGAATCCAAGATGGTAGCATTTCTCAACCTGATGGTAGTATTTTAAATCAATTCTATAAAATTTGTCAAGAGCCTTTTGTTGAATTTTTTGGAGATACATATGGGGATATGTATTATTTAATTACTAGAATTCCACCTTATAACCAAGAATCTATTTTAAATTTTATTAACCAGAAAAAGGTAAATGGAGAAGATGTTATTATTGACATTAATGAAACTGATGTTGTTAGTGATGATTTGAGTTTTAATGAAGAAAATATTTATTCTTGGTATGAAATCCACCCTAAAGCCAATTTTATTGGAGTTACTAGTGATGTTCCTTTAGCTTATATACCTGCTGTCTTTTTTCCTATGTATGCAGATATTTGGGGTAATAGAAGACTTCAAATTCCTTCTAATTATATTCCTTATAATGGGATTGCTGGGTCTGGTGGAGGTATAGATAGAGATAGCATTATAAAACAAATAGCAGCTGATTTAAAATTTTTAATTGAAATTTATAGTTATTCTCCTTTTGTTAGAACAGGAACTATTGTTATTAATGGAGATAGAAGAATAAAAAGAGGAACTTTTGTTAGATATATCCCTACTAAAGAGA